GCTAGTTTCTGTCGCACTCTTTATTTTTGAACATTAAGATTATACTAATGAAAATTTTCTTTCAAAGTATAATCTTAATGCACTCAAACGTTCATGCAATGACATCTGAGATTTATTATCCATTAAAACAGCTGGTGCAATTAATTCATTGGCAATATTATTTTCGATATATTCTACTACAATATTGTAACGTTCTGCTACCTTCTTATATTCATATAATTTTAATAAACTTAATCCGCCTATTTTTTCTATGATTTGTGTTAATGTATATTTTGTGATAATAAAATGAAAACTTCTTTCAATATTATCAATCTTTTCAAATTTTTTGACAATTCTACGATATTCCCGATTTCCCTCGTCAAAGTTTTTGTTGATTGTATCGATAAACTGTTCTACTTTATCATTATATACTAGTAAATCAACCATTTTACCTCCCATTCTAACTATTTGATTAGCATCCTCAATTACTTTAGCTTGCTCTAACAAATAATCCTGAGAATATAAATTTGATATTACACTATTACTTGTGATAATAGATTCGTATGCTCGGTTGATTTCACTTTTGTGTGATTGCCATTTTGGAATTCCAAATTTAATCAAATTATATAATACTGGCTTAATCTTATTATTATATAATGTTAGGTCTACCCTGTGTATTTTAGTCAAAAAATAATTCAAGGGTTTCTTATTCTTTCTAAAAGATCGTTTTGGTTTATAATATTGTTTTGTTGACAATTTCATTAATCCCAAACCTCCAAATGATCTTTGTGTATAAAACCATTCTATTGGTAATTTTTGATTTGTTATTTCTTTAAATTTTCTGTTTATTGCTGATATTTGTACTGCTAAATGTTCAAATACATATTCAAAATAATTTATATTCCCACTTCTTTGAATTATTATACAAATTTGATCGTATATTTGACTTATTCTTCCAGCCCAATCTCTCTCGATGCTACCTTCAAGATTACCAGCAATAAAACTAACTATAGATCTATTTACGTAACCCTTCTTGATATTGTATAAATTCTGTTTAAAATCAATTTTTCTTAAAAATTCAGATATATCTAATCCAATCATACATTTTTCAACTTTAAGTATCAATCCTGAGTATAATGCCATTTCATTCATTATTCTTGAATAAACATCAGATTTCAATTCCAGTATGTTATCATCCCCTAAAGTTTTATTTTTATTAACCAGTTGTAATGATTCTAAATCTATTCCTGAATTATCTATCAATCTTGGTTCTTTATGAACAATATTATATATATAATCGATTGTATTTCTACTAATGATATACATATAAAATACGGACATCATTGAATTCACAAATGTTGTACTTCGTTCACCAGAAAATAATCTACCTTCATGTCTAATCATTATTGTTCTATCTCCTGTAAACCTTAACCACATCAATTCACAAGAACTTTCCATCCATATTGATACTAATTCAATTTCTCTATAGTCTTCTTCATTAAAAAACGATTTTGCACTATCCCTGTACGCAATCCAGATTGTTTGTTTGTGCTGTTTTTCATGTTGATCATTAAATACTGAATAATCAATACAATTAAAAATATTATTATTACTGCCTTTATGTCTAAAATTGTGATAAAAATCGTTTGTGTCGTCAGTTGTTTGCTGTATACCAAGATGATTCATATACTTTTCAAATTCATATGTTGCAATTGAATTAAATAAATAATGCATACTTAGAACCCCAAATATGTATCTTTGTTTTGCAAATTCTTTAGGTTTAGGAACCATATTAGACATAGTGATTGGTATATCAAATAATACTCTCTGAAACCACAAATCCGATTCAGAAATAAATGATGACATTTTATTTGTTTGGCCTGATTCATAATTTTCAACAAATGTATCAGTTAATTTAAATTTTCTCTTAAGATAATCAATATTATTGTATCCTGACTTGATTCCTCCTGAACTACTTGTTGTTGCAAATCTTGCTCTATCATTTAATATTTGTACTATTCCTGGATATTTATATTTTTCATTTTTATTCTTTAGTTCAGTAAAAACTCTATCCCAATAATATTTATATAACTTGTAACATTCATGATTCGCAGCTTCTATTTGTTCTTCAGTTGATACATCCTGTCCCCAAAATAATATTTTCTTTTTTATTTGCTGATACATTCTATCTTTAGCAATCTCTTTTGGTGATTTAGCATCATTACCTAGTTGCCCAACAAACAATTCAAGGTATTGTAAATTTTTAAAATCATGAATATTTAACTTATAACCATTAATAAATTTAGATGTCTTAACTGCTAATGATAACTTCCCAAAGTAAGATACCCATTCCTTAGTTCTGACAGTTGTCCACTTTAATGATTTTAATAGTTCACTTGCTTCTTTTGAGATTTTTACCCCCAACAATACACTAATCATACTGCATAACAATGTTGAATAATCACCCATTCTCATTATTAATAAATCAATTATTTCTGTTTTTCTTGGTAAATTCTTATTATTTATTAATTCTAATTGAGCTCTAATATCCAAATTAGTTACTTGAAATGCTTTTTTATTTACAAATCTAAATGGGAAACTAGCTTCATAAACTTCCAATTTACTTAATTTAGTTTTCTTCATCTTATTTAATAAATCAACAGATTTGATTGATGATAATTCAAATATTTCTTCCCTTGTTTTACCCATGTAGTATTTTTGAATATCTTTTCCTTTTAAATTATCAAACATATAAAAATTATTTTCTTTAAAAACAACTTTTTCATGTTCGTTGGTTATTATTATCGGAAAATCTGATTCATTATCCAAACTATCACAATTGTTATATGTAATTAATTTTTGTTTTTCATCATCAGTTAATGTATCATATAATCTAATAAAACATTCAAATTCAGGATTTAATCGTTTAAATTCCTTATTAATATCTTTTGATGTAAACCAAACTATCGTAGTTAACAATTTTTCACAAATTGGTTGATTATAATATTTTGATGCTGATAATTTTACATCTTCCATATTAACCTTTTCTTGAATATGAATTGAACTCTGTAATCTATACTTTTTATCTTTTAGATCATAATAAAACATATTATTATATTTTGCTAAATCATTAATATATTCTTTAACTGTTAAGTTAAGTTTTGAAGCACATAATTTTAATAAAAATTCTTGATCTCCAGAGGATAAATTGAATTCAATATTTGAATCAATTTGTTCAATATCTTTTTCTCTTACTTCTTTCTGTACCAAAGTTTTACAATTATTCTTGAAATCTTGTATAACTGAAAATCCTGGAGTAAATGTACTATTAGTTTGTATTAGTATGTCTTTAAATTTAAATAATATTAATTCTTTATTATATACAATTATTATAGTTCTCTCTTCTTCTAAAAAAATAAATTGATCTTCTAAATTAGTTTCAGTTTTAAACATTTCCTCGAGATGCTTATCATAATCAAAATTTCTTATTTGATTATTAGTTAACATTACAA